GTCCCATTGAGGACCAAATGCTTTTGATCTACCACTTGCTGCATATACAATTTGACCCATTGGGCCAATACCAGGAACCGCAGGATTAACTGCTCCAAAAACAAGGTTTAATGATTGAACTGGTGCTGTAATTTGTAATGCTTGGGCTGTATCAATATTCTTGCCAGCCAATGCACCTATAATACTACCAGCCAATGGGTAACGAAAACGTTGCTCACCAAATTCATCTTTGTAAAAGAAGCCTTCATTTTCTTCATACTTGGTTGCAGTTGCATCATAGATAGCACTGGCACCAGGTTGAGTTAAGGCATTGTAACCACGACCAAGTTTATAGAATTGTACTGGGTTTTGTTTTACAAGTTGACCCCATTTGTACATAGTATTAAATTGTGCTTGGGCGAAAGGGAATATTATTCTCATAGCGTTGGCATATTGACGTTGTTTAGAAGCGTCATAGAATAAATCTTTAGTATATTTAGATGCCTTAGTAGCAGCCATAGAATTCATGGTGTCTAAGTCAATACCTTCAGTAACTGATTTGCCTTTTTTACGAGCAGCAATTTCTTTGTTAATTGCACGTAAAGAAGGGTGACGTCTAAGGCTTATATTTTTACCGTTAACAGTTAAAGGTGCTAACGATTTTTTAGCATTAACTAAAAGAGTATCTAAAGCATTGTCATTAATCATGCCAACATAGCGACCTACATGGTCCCAATATGACATGCGGAACTCTGGTGAGAAGTTAACAACATTCTCTACCTTAGTTGCAATATCAAAGAATTTATTTACTGCAGCATCAAGATATTTGGTATCTTGAGGTCCGAAACGTTTGTCACGTACGTGTATAACGGTAGACTCAGCCATATCTTCTTTAGGAAAATTACGGGCTACAAGAGTTTTAAAGATTCCATCTTCGTCTGCAAAGTCATTAATGTTTCCCACTTTACTATAACGTGGAATTTTGATAGTTTTGCCGTTCATGGTTATTTGACCATCGGCTAATAACTTACGCATGTTTACAGATCCCGGACCAGTACCTATGATATTAGATACATATCTTGCTACAGAACCTGTAGAATTTTTATCAAATAAGTAAACTTTAATATTCTCTGGAATTATATTATCTGCAGAAAGATTATATTTACCATTTACTTTTTTACTGTCCTTTAAAAACAGTTTAGCAAACTCTCCAGTTTGAACACCGTTTTTTCCACCATTAATTAAATTCTGTAGAACTCCAGCAAATTTCTCGTCTGTGCCTGCAATTAAAGCATTTACTACTAGATCTTCAGTTCCCTCTACAGTATTAGCAACTATTGGTATAAGGGCATCTGAGTGCGCTCTTATTAAAGTATTAGCCAAACCTATATGGTATCTATCACTTTCAATTCCAAGTGCTTCATAGATCTTGCCAACAAAAGCAAATCTTGGATCACCAGAATTGTGGTTTCTAGCAAGGAAATTAAAATTCTCTTCAACAAATTGAGATATAGCAACATTCGCTTCTGCATCTTTGCCAATCAATTTATTACCTTGAACATCATTTCCATATTTAGCAATTGATGCTAGTAATTTTCTGCCTGCACCACCGTTAGGATTACCTGCAATCATTGCAATATAATTAAGTGGGTGATTAAATAAAGACTCGTGGCCTGAGAAGTATTGACGAAATTGCATTTCCCCAATGTTGCGCATAATATATGCTACGCGGAATGCTAGTTGAGCAGTTCTCCAACGATCACCAATCTCAGCGCTAAATACAGCCAATGATTGTTTAGTTCCGTATAGGGCTTTACTATCATTATATTTACTTATAAGTTTAGAGATATCTTTAGTATCTGGAAGTCTAATAACATCATCTAAAAACTGGTATTCAAAGATAGCCTGATCTCCAGCAAATGTATGAGTTGTTGTTTGTCCATTTAACAACACGCCATCAAGGGAGGGTAATTCACCTTTTGCTAATTTCTCAGGTGTATATTGTTTAATAATAGCATTTTCTCTACCAGTGATTCGGAATGCTTCTTTAACTGCTTCTGCAAGTGCAGTATCTCCTCGTGCTAACCTATCCGCTAGGGCTAATTGAGCCTTTTCAATTTCTTGAAATACTATACCTGAACGTTGTTCTACTGAGGTAGCAGAAGCAATTCTATTTAAAGTAGTGTTGATAATTTCATCTGGAATCTTAGCAGAAGACATCCAGTCTTCCATACCATTTATAAGTCTATCAAGATCGTCAAGTGGTAATACAATTGACTTTGTGAAGTAACGACCAAAGTTCTTTTCGGTCTTTTCAACAAATTTAAGAGCACGTTGAGAAATTGCAGGAGGAACAACTTTAAGCAAAGGATTTCTAGCCGCTAATGCTGCATTACCTTTAAGAGCAAGAGACCTATATACCTGAGGATCAGTTGTAGGTGCTGCTAAATGTTTCAGGAATATAGATATAACTTCATCTGATGTTGTAGCAGCAACTAATTCTTGTGTCATTTCGACATCTAATTTACGACCAAATAAACGATGTAATCGAGCAAAGTTTTTTTCGTTTGCTACGATATCTGCTATCTGTGCAAAACGTTTTCCAAGAAGGTATGTAGCGGCTTTATTAAGATCGCCCTTAACTGCTCCACCAAAACCATCAATCATTCCAACTTCAGATCTATGAAATTCTTTTAGATAGTTAGTATCAGCAATATCCATCTCTAATCCCATTAACTTGGCAATGCCAAAGTTCTCAGGATCATTAAGTAACTGCGCAACCAATTCTGGATCTTGTGCTGCATAATCGCGTAATATTTCAATTTCTTTTAATTTACCATCTAAACCATCGCGAGTTGCTTTAGCACTATCAAATGCATTACTAGCATCTATAATCTCTTGTTGAGCAGATTTAACTGATTCAATTAATTTAGCACCTAGTTCACTACCCATAGCAGATTTACCACTCATAGATGTAAGGACATCTGAGATGCCTACTCTACGTGCTCCTATTTTAGAAGCCTGAGTAATTACAGTTCCACCGATACTGCCATAAATAGCACGTACGTTTGTAAAACCGTCAACATTATAAGTTACCTGAATTGCTTCTGTAAGGTACTGCATTAAATGCTCATTTTTAGTAGCGGCTGCTCTAGCAATTAATTTAGCAAGACTCTCAGATCCATCTCCAAATACTAAAGAATCTGCTTGATCTTTCAAGGCATTTCTACCAGTAGGAGTATTTCCTATAAAATCATCAATTGCTATTCTTGTAGCCTGTGGAATAGAAACATCATCAGTAAATGAATACAATTTTTCAAATAAAGCCTCACGATTAGTATATTCAGCAAGACGCTCAGCCTGAGTACTATTCTCATAAGTCTTAGCGATATCATTAATAACTAAAGGATCTTTACTTGAAACTGTAGCAACATATTCGCCACCATCAAAAGCGCCTATTTGTAATCTTCCAGCCTCAGGAACTTCATTAAAATAAATACCAGTGAATGCTTTGTTTGTGTTGATGTAGTCAGCCTCTAGTTGGCTAATTGAATTAATTATTTCTTCTGGTTTTTGCTCAGCAATGTTCTTAAGTACAAAGTCTCCAATAGAACCATTCTCTATAAGAGCAGCAACTGAAGGATCTCCTTCAATTTTACTTCCGCGACCTGCTGTAAAAATTAATGCTTTCTCTAAACGCTTTGAAACAGCAGCACTCTTAGATTGATCTGCTATGGCTAAACTTTTCTCAGCCTGCATGTAAGTATTGTTAACTTTGCGGCGTGTTACTTTTTCAGCACCATTGCGTTCTTTAATTAACGCTTTTTCTTCTTTGGTAAGATTTTTTATATCAGCAACTTTGGCTGTTTGCTTAGCCTCTTCAACTGCTTGAGCAGCAGTTTTTGCTTTTGATAATTCTTTTCCACCTTGAATAATTTTAGTTACAGAACCAGGACCAACCCATAGAGATGGATCTGTACCAACAGCAAGTACGCCATCAACAATACCGGACATTACACGGTATGGTGTACCATTTGGATCAGCACCTAAAGAACTCATGCCAGCACGACCAATAGTAAATGATTTGCCATTTACTCTGCCATAAGCAGACATAGCCTTAGCCTGTCCTGCGCCAACTTTGCTTTCTGGGCTTACAAAAAAACCTGAACCAGTATCAACTGGACCATCACCAGTAGCAAGTCCTGCAGTACTTCTAAGTAATTGTCCTAGATTAGTTGTTTCTCCAAAGAGACCAGTTAGGCTTGCGTCTTTTATTAATTGAGATGCACTAATTTCGCCTTTAGACATAGCATATAAGTCACGACCTACAGTTGATACATACTGATAAGGTGCTTGTAAGGTTGCAAATGCTGCTCTAGTAGTTCCTTTTAGAACTCCGTAGATACTTTCACGAAAACCTTTATCAGTTTTTGCTCTATTAGTAATATTATCATAGTTAGTAAGATCTTGTTTTAACTGAGCAATACCATCATTAGCAGATAACTTGTCAATACCTTGAGTATTGGCATTTAGTCCTATTTTAGCAGCACTAAGAAGGTAATCTTTACTCTGATTAGGAAATTTTTTAACAAGAGAATCAAAATTTTGTATTGTAAGACTATCAAGTGAAGACATTTGTTGATCTACAAGTGAACCTATATTATTAGTAGTTTTATCAATATCATAAATACTTGTATATTTGTATTTGTTCCAATTAATCGATAACTGATCTGACATTAACGACCTTCTTGTTGGAATGCCTCTAACAACCTACGATTTTGTGGAGTAGGATTCATAGCAAACATTGCTCTAGCAAGTATTGCAGATTGATCTGGACCATCAATAGGTTGATCTAACTCAAAAGGTTGACGACCAGCGGTATTTCCACCAGCACCATCAGTCATAGTTACTTCGCCCTCTTGCATTTGGTCTAATGGAGACTTGTTGAGACCTAGGCTTGGCATACTTCTTGATGTAGATGCATTAATAATAGGTTTCTTTATATTTGTAGAAGCACCTTGAGATAACTGTTGTAGATTTAAAGACTCTCCATAAGAGCCACCTGTAGCATTTTTCATATTAGCATCGCGTTGAATCTTTTGTACGCGTGAAGATATATTTTTATCAGTGCGTCTAGCATCTTTACCAGTACCACTTACAATTTCTTTAGCCACTATATCTCCTACTTAGTAAATTGAGTTTTGACATTAATAGTTCCACCACACCAAATGTTATATTGTATTGCAACTGCAATTGCTTTCTTAGCAGCGCTTGTTGCCTTGGCATGTGTTTTTATTTCATTTTCCATTGTTGCTATTGCACCTAGTGCAAGAGATCCGCCAGAACCTATCCCGTATAAGCCTCTATCGTCTCGCATATATCCATAGTCATCACTAACTTGATATAACTTTCCACTAAAACAAATTAAAGCATCCCACCCAGAATCATCATCGTTCTTATTTTTTGGTGCTGGGTCATATCCTGCTTCTGTTAATGCTTGTTTTATAGATGGAAGAATTCTAATCATCATAAAACGGTCTGGATCTTGAGTCTTAATTACCTTAGGTGGTTGCCATAAGTTATAAAGAATATCTCCTGCTGTAGCATCACCTGCTACTGCAATTAAATATTCACCAACCTTGGCTACTTTGTCGCAACCTTTTGCTACATAAGGTCTGTCTGTATAAGACATCATAGAATCGGCTGCCATTACAGCCCAACCTTTACCCTGTATTCCAACTATTGCTGTCATTGTCCCCTACTTAGTTATGCGCCTTGTTGTAAACCTGCCAAAATACTTCCTAAATCTGGGGTGCCTTGTTGAGGGGTTCCACCAGAAGCGGATCCAGGAGGGGCTGGGGACAGGGGAGCCTGCTCGACTGGGGCTTGTGAACCTGGTGGAACCGTACCAGACTGCGCCTGTGCCATAGCCTGCTCCTGCGGATTTGGTGCAGGAGGAGTGAAGACGGCTAACGCAGCATTCTCTATACTTTCCCCATTACGTCTACGCGTAATTATATCAGCGATGTTTCTAATTAAATTAGAGGGATCTTGTCCTTGAGTAGCCATTGTTGGTATCGCTTGCGCGGATGCAGTAATAGCAGCACTAAGATTATCTCGCATTTTTTCAATTTCAATTCGTTGTTCTTCTAAAGTAACGTTAAGAGAAAAAGGAAGTTCTCTACGAATAAAGTCCTTAGATACAAGTTCTGCTCCAAGTGCTTGAAGAGAGAAGATTAGAGCGCGTGATGGGTCAAGACCAGCCATCAATCCATAGCGTACTTCAACTGAAGAGTCGCCCTTGATGTCTTTGCTTGGTGTGTACTTTAACTCGTACGGAGTACCCTGTGCAACACCTCTAACCGATTTCTCTATATTAAATATTCTCTCATCAACTTCAAAGCAAGCCTGTATGACTTCCTCAAAAATTTCTGCGAGAATAGTTTGCCCAGCCTTAATTTGAGAATCAAAGGCTCCTAGTAGTGCTTGAACACCTTGGCCAGTTATAACACTAGCGTTGATTGTTCCTGATCTACCTTCAGGATAACGAGCACCGAGACGCATCTCTGATTGGAGTGCTGATTGCTCTTGAAAGGCAGCGTTAGGTATGTCAAGTTTGACTCTACCAACACTTTGCGGTTGGCTGGTGC